CCATACCGGATAAATTCAGATGGATAAATGCCATCGGATAAGCCGGATAAATGGATATGTTTCTTTTATTTCAATAACTTAACAGTTATCCAGTTTTTATCCATTTTGGATAATTATCCAACCTACAGACACAAAAAAGCCCCCGCATGCGGAGGCTGGTTCATTTTGTGGTTCCTTATGGCAACCTGATCACCTTTCCTTCAACCACGATTTTACCTGTCATTTGAAGCATTGTGATGGCGTTCTGGAATGCATCCTGTCCTGTGCCGTCGAGCGCCTTCTTGATCTCCTTGTAATAGGCCGCCTTGGTTATAGACTGCTTAACGGATGCCATAAATACCTGCTCACCTTTTGACGACTTCAGGCGCCGTAGAATCTTCTCCTGGATAGCATTCACTTTATCAGTAAGGTCATCGCCGTCAACGGCCGCATTAAGCTTCAGGTTGCTAATGAGGTTGTCAAAACTCTTGATGATGAGAGCCAGAGAATAAATCACATACTCAACCTCAATTACGGCCCTGCCATCATTTATATTACCGAACGCCATAAGGCTGGATAGGCTCTGCACCCTCTCTGCGATACGTGCATACATAGAACCAATCTGTTCATGGTTACGGTATCTGTCCTGATCGTAATGAAGCTTTATCAAGTCTATTGCGCTGGTGGCTTCATCTGTGGCAATGACATCAAGGATCGGAGGTTCTCCATTGAAATCACGCTCAGCATCGCTATGCATTGCTTTATCTGCGTCAGCAGCGATCAGCGCAATATCACGGATGATGTCATTCCTGTCATGGATGTTCAGCGCGCTGACGTCGACGCCGGTAAGGCGCATATTCAGCCTGGCTCGCGTCTCTCCGCAGTCAACCACGATGGCTCGCGCTAACAGGCCAGAATCAATGTTGTCGGTGTTGACCATCTGAGATAACTTTCCCGGTGTGGAAGATCCTGCCAGGTTTAAGCATGGGTTTGGTATTCCGGTTTCCAGCATATGTAATGCAGCTTCTTCGGTTGCGATACGCTCAGCCTTTTTCTGGATCTGCATTTCGTACTGCTTAATTTTTCCCTCATCGTATTCAGGGTTGCAGTGTCCTATGCATTCCTCCAGTGCAAGCTTTTCCTTCTCCAGTCGAGATAGTGAATTCCGAATTGTCGCCTCTACCTCTCCAACGTGGTTGCGTGCTGGCTTGAAGTTATCGGTGGTTGCCAGCTCCATCAGTGTTGTAGAAATGTTGGCTGCATAGCTGCTACTGGAGTTCTTCGGCTGGATAAGGAACTTGTGCGCCTCGTCCACGATGTATGCTGCGCGACCTGCGTCATACATGGTGGTCATGATAACGTCCTTGTCAGAACGAATATCGCCATACACCTTCCTCCCTGCCTCTGTGAGAATACTCTTAATTACTGACTGCGCTCTCTCCTTCCCGGAGCCAGATAGAGCGAGAATGATGGTTATTAAGCTTGTCTTGCCACCGCCATAGCACTTTAGGCCTGATGCGGCGATGGCTATACACTGGAGCGCCATAACGGCGTAAGCTCCACCAGTAAGCTCTCTGTGAGCGCCATCACGGATGTAATTGACGATTCTGCCTGGAAGGCCGGGAGGGTTGTCGATATCTATCTTCGATAAGTCCATACCATCAGGGACTTCTCCCTTATGGTGATATGGCTCATCAGATTCGGCGTTATTTACTTTCACCTCTTCAGCTGGCGAACATCCAGGTAAATAAATGCCAGGAATAATTAGCGGAGATCGCTCCTCTGCCTGCTTAACCTCCCTGGCTTCCTCGCAACGAATCTTGTCGGCGAGTTCTCTTGCCTCTTGAGCCAGTTTTTTAGCGGTAGCCAAGTGTTCGCCATCTTGCTTTGGCTTCCCATCCAGCTTAATGGCCTCGCGCATGGCAACCTTGCACGACTCAGTGCCGTACTTTTGGCGGTAGTCATCCCAGTCGCCGATCTCTGGTGGCATTGCTATTTTGGCGTTAACTGGTATGGCAGCATCTTCTGCGTATTTGGTGCCAGGTCGCCAGCCATGCACCGGATCAACTTCGTCATGGTCAGCAAAGATAACCAATGTCGAATCTGGATACTTGGCGCGGGCTTCCTGAGAGATTGACGCGAGGTTTCCGGTGTTGAAAGCCACGTAAACCGTTGCCCCAGTCATGCGGTAAACAGTCACGCCAGTAGCAAATCCTTCTACTACAGCTATCAGGTTTTTCTTACCCTGTATGATGTGACATACGCCACCCATATCTCCACCGTAGATCGGTCGTTTCTTCCCTTCGGCGGTAATCTTTTGAACGTTCACCAATTCGCCATCTTTATAGACAGGAATCAGCAGTAAAGAACCTGGTTCAATTCGTTCATGGTCAGCGCCCATCATTATTTCGCTGTTTACATGCCATTCACCAGCAAGACCTTTTTTGTCCATGTACGGATGAGGCGCGCGAATTGACTTTTCATGCATCAATAAATGAGCACCACGCTTAGCTCGCTTGCGTAACTCATCCCGCATCTGCTCATCGGTGGCAGAGTGTTTTCTCACCGGTGCAATGGTGCGCGGCATGTCTTGCCCAATCAGCTCTTTGGCTGTTTCAATCGTAGGTTTGCCAAGATACCTGGATAACAGCAACAGACCACCACCAGATTGCGGATCGCACTGAGAGCAGAACCATGTTCCACGTCCGTCTTTATCATCGAACCTGAACCGATCTTTGCCACCACACACAGGGCATGGTCCATGATGGCGTCCATTTGGCAGCTTGCACCCATAGCCTTCAAGCGTTTGACGCCAAGCACCGTTATAATCGCGAAGAACGCGGTCAATTGGGCTATCGCCATTGGGGTTGAATTGGTATACACCTTTCCAGCAGTCACACGTTCCGCTTGCCAGATGGCCGCAGGATAACGTGAGCGGGAAGATTAAATTCATGTGTAACTCCAGGATTTCGAGTGCAGAAAACCTGACGCGCCAAAGCGCGCCATTTGTTATGTTATATCATTCAACGTAGGCGCTATGCGCCAGCATTACAGATCTTCTTTAATGCCATCCAATACCGCATTGATAGCATCAGCCTCTTCATCTGTCAGCTTCTTTCCTGCCTTATATGAAGCGTCAGAAATGATGCTCTTAATGCGGAAAGGGCTTAATTCTGCCTTGCCATAGATGGCCGATACTTTAACCCCTAAACCTGCTGCTTTGCGTAGACGCTCAACGGTCTGCTGTGCTTTGTCGCTATGGTTCATTCTTAATCCCTCTGTTGTCGATGAGATAAAAATAACAACAAAAAGGTTGCGCGTCAATCCATTTGGTGTTTTACTTCATCTCACCAGCAGCAGAGCGCTGCACAACTCAACCACAAGAGATCATGATATGAGCGATTTTTTCCTTGGCGTAGCAACAGAAGATGATATTCAGTTTGACGGTTTCTTTGATGGTCAGCAAAAAACCATTCCTGACGAGACTGAACTTGAAGCGGTAGTGATCGACGGCTTCAATGGCATTGAAGAAGGCAAGGCAGTTCAGACTTGCTTTGTGCAGGTCGCAATCACAACTCCTGGCGAATTCCTTGGGCAGAAATATCGCTACCAGGCAAAGATCTATGATATGGACGCCGCCAAGCGTGACCGCGCAATGAAAAACCTCACGTTGCTTGATACTCAGGCAGGATCGCCACTTGGCAAAGGCCGCTTGCCGCTAACAACTGAAAACATCCAGGAGCACTGGGTTGGCGCTTCAAATATGCGCGTGAAATTCGGGTTGCTTGTTTCAGAAGATGATGGCCGTGCAATCAACTTTATTCGCGGTTTCGGCTTCCTCCGTGAGAAGCTGCCACAGCAGAATGTGCAGAAATCCAACGATGCTGGTATTGATGCTCAGCAACCGACTGAAACTGATAAAGACGTTGATTTTTAATATTAATTACTGATTGCCGCCTACGGGCGGCTTACCGGAGTATGTATGGCTAACACTTTTAAAAGTATGATCAAGGAAGGTTTAATAAAACGCAGTGACGCAGGTATGTTTATGCGTTTTAAGGATATTCATGTACGCGAAGGGTTTAACACTCGCGTTACCGCAGATCAGCTATCTGGTGATCTACGCGAGCAGGTGCAGGCAGAAGAGGACAGCTTGCTGTCGTTTATCGTTAATGGCGGCCAGGTTCCTGCGCTTGAGGTTACAGCGCGCGATGATGGTGGCGTTTACGTTGTAGAAGGCCATCGCCGTCGCCGCGCATATGGCAGAGCCATTGAAGCGGGAAATCCTATAGAATGGATACCGATCGTTCCATTTAAAGGGAATGACGTTGAGGCAACTGCGCGTATTCTTAACAGCAACAGCCAATTGAAGCTGACAACCTACGAGCAGTCGCTTGTTGTGAAGAAACTGAGCGCATTCAACCTGACTCAAGTCGAGATCGCAAAACTGGTTAACATGAGCCGCAGCAAAGTCGATCAGCTTCTGGCTTTCACCCAGGCCAACCACGAAGTTCAGACGCTGGTTCGTGATGGCGATGTTGCACTCCATGTTGCGGTTGATAAGGTCAGGAAACACGGTGATTCCGCAGCTGAAGAGCTGAAAAAGGAAGTCGAAAAGGCCCATGCCGCCGGAAAGAAACGCGTTACCAGCTCAACATCACTATTCAGTGCAACCAAGGCAAGGCGGTTATGTGAGTTGCTGGTTGATGCAGATTTTGAGAGAAATGGTGACGGTGATTATCTCGCGCTTGCCATGGACACTTCTGACGAAATTAACCGCATACTCGCTGAATACCGCGCAGAAATTAAATAACCACAGCCGCTTCGTCGGCTTTTGCACTGGACACACTACGCCGCTTTTGATAGTATTGATTAATCAAAATATTCAAAAGAATAACAAATATGAACTACAATAAAGTACATGATGAAATCATAAATCGAGCCAAAGAAAGAAGCAACCCAGACTGCTACACAGAAGGACATCATGTAATACCAAGGTCAATGGGTGGAAGTGATGACAAATCAAATATTGTTAAACTTACAGCAAGGGAACACTTCATAGTTCACTGGCTTCTGTCAAAAATACACAGAAACAATCAAATGATATTCGCCTTATTTTCAATGACAAAACAAGGTAATTCATCACAAAAAAGATATACAAGCCATAGTTTTAAGTATGCAAGAGAAAAAATGGCAGCAATGATGTCTACTTTAAAATCAGGAAAGGCTCATCATCTATATGGGGTAAAAGGTGAGGACAACCCTAATTTTGGATCAAGGAGAACAGATGAATCAAAGTTAAGAATGTCAAATGCCATGAAGGGGAGAAAAAGCTCAAGAGCAAAATCTATTATTAAT